ACTTCCACACCGGCGTCGGCGAATCGTAGAAACCCATGCACGACTCGTGCTGGTTGTTGCGCGTGAGACCGAATGTGGTCAGCGCTGACGACGTGCCGCGGTAGGCGAAGAAGCAGTGTCCGTACACCTGAACACTCCACGACCAACGTCCAGTGACGTCGTTCAGGAACGATTGCAGCGCGGCCAGCGATGTCGTGTCGGTGTATGGGCACACGATGAAGTCGAAGGGCATGCTCTGCAGGTTCGCCAGCCCGGTCGTCAGACTCGGATTGGTAGCACCCCCCGACATGGCAGTGATGGTGAAAGCGAGGCCGGCAGGCGTGACCTCACCACCAGGCACACCACGATAGTTCGCCCGGATGTCGATGTCGTTGGCCGCCAGACCCTTGTTCTTCGCCGTGATCGTGACGGTCGACGTGGTGACCGTCGCGGTCACAGCCAGATCGTTGATCGCGTTGATCGCCGCAGCGACAGCCGTGGCAACCTGAGCCGTCGTCATACTCGACGTGATCGCCGTCGTCACCAGCATCCCGCCGATATACAGTGAGAGCGCACCGTTTGCCGTCGGTGCAGACGTGAACGCGATCGATCCAGAAGCGGCAACGGCTGCCGGGTCATCGGCCAGCGGCAGATACCATACCTCACCAAAGCTGTCGTTTTGGCGATAGGTGTAGGTCATCTGCGCGAGCAACGAGCCTTGGCCCCCTTGCGTTTTCGCATCGGCAATGCCCTGAGAGATGACCGGTACGTTCGGTGTTGCGGCGCCCGCAGATGTGATCTGGCCGATGATCAGCGCACGCTGATTGGCCGTCGAGGTATTTGCCTGGCTGTTGTCGACTTCCGCGTAGAACAGAGGCACACGGAGATTCGACGGGATCTGCTTGAACGGAATCGTCATTGCTTGTCACCCCCGGTAGTGGGCTTGGCCTTCGCCGGAGGCGTCAGCGTTACGTCCTTGTCACGCAGAAGGCGATCCCAATAGAGATCGCCGTCAGCGACTTCGAGCCCGTTTTCATCGAGCAAATTCATCGTTGCCGGGTCTCGCACGGAGAGCCCGGGACTCGGGAAGACCTTCATGAGTGGTGCTCCTACTGGGGCAGAGTGATATTCAAAGCGCCCTCATTGCGGCCATCAGGCCCCGATGTGCGAGGTGCGGGATTGACTGCAGACGGGAACGGCGGATTCGAATACGTGCCATTCGCGTCGAAGGGCTGGGCCATGTCGGCGTTAATGGCCAATGTTTGCAGCGGATTGGTGGGGATCGGGAAGAACAGCTCCGGCCCTTGGTAGAACTTCACTTCGATGGACATGGAAAGCTCTGCCATTGGCATTTCACCTTCGGAGTTGGTGTTGATCTCCGAATCCAAAGAAGTGAACTGCTCGATCCTCTGTCCTCCCGCCGGATCAGCCCAAATCAGCGGGTTGTTGATGAGCGCTGTTTCAATTTGCAGCTTCAGTGCCTCGGCGGCCTGCAAAGCGACCGCAGATCCGGCGTCCCCAACTTGAGCAGCAGATTTAGTCCGAGCGACGATTTCGACGGTGGTATAGACATCGAACTCGGGAGTGTTCGGCCCGAGCGACACCTTCCTCTCCTTTCTCGCGTGGACGAGAATCAGCGGATACGCCCCCGATGACGTTGGCCAGTCGTACGGCGAAAAGACCGACTGACCGGCATCGGTGGCGCCCTTGAGCGCTGTCACGAAGAGTGCACGAATGTCGGCAGATGTCGTCATGGGCTGCTCACCTTCGACAGCATGAGTTTTGCGCCGCCGTGGCTGTCCGGGCGAACCTCACGCACGACGTAAGTCGTATTCACGCTTGCCACGGAAAGCTTGTCGTTCTGAACCGGAGGCGCCGAGAACTGGGACAGCTGGACGCCAAGCACCGCACTGATTTCCGTCACGCCCTGCGACGCATCCTCGAACATCACTTCCTTGAGGTATGCATCGTCAAACACTGCGGAGATCGCATAGGTGCCCCCGGCGGCCGGCATATACGTCACTGCCTCGCCGAAGACTCCCATTAACGGACCTAGCACCACCTTGTCCCAGCTGACCGGCATCAGGCCTCCGAGCGGCCCGAGAGCAAAACTTCCGGACGCGTGCACAGGTACAGCGGGTATGCGTACGCTTCCATCTTCCACCACATGCGTCGGTCACGATCCACGATCGGGAGAACGTAGACGGGCGCGCCCGGTTGGTTGATGAACTCTGCCGATTCGCCCGGCGCCATGACTTCCTGGAAGATGCCTGGCGCGTTGACCGGGAAGAACTTCACCTTGTCATCGGGGATCTTGACGGTCGAGTTGTCATCCGATCCGCGGTAGTTCACCCACGTGATGCCATCGAAATCGAACGATGCGAACGCGTCGCCGAATGCATCATCACGGATGTCGCGGGCGCCTTCCCAGTTCAGGAAGGTACGGATCACGTCCGGATGGTTGGAGAACTGGTCGTAGAAGACGTCTCCGCACAGCGCCATGATGCGGGTGGCCTGCGTGAAGGCGCCCTGCGCTTTGCGCGCCATGGAACGCTTGATCCCATTGATGATCGGCCGCAAGCTGTTAGCGGTGCCGGCAGCGAGGTTGAAGCCGACCTCCGTCGCCTGATTGATCTGGAACTCATCGAACCAGTTGTAGAGGACCGATCCGTCGGCCGGATTGAGCACCAAGCCTTGCACGGCAGCCAGGCGGAGATACTCCTTCGTGTACTCGACGCTTGCCAGAAGGCCAGTCGGGCCAGCGAGGCGGCGGGCCACTTCGCGTTCCAGTTGCATCGGAACGGTCACAATCTGACCGGTCGGACCTTCCGGGAATTCGCGAATGTTCTGGATTTCGTAGGTGTGGATTGTGTCGCTGTGCATCAGGCGCGGCACGTCGAAGTAACGCATCTTGCGCTTCTCAGTCGTGCGTTGCGCGCCCTCCGTGCCACGCTCGCTGAAGCCAATGAGCTTCAGCGTGCCGGTACGCTCTTCGACCGAAACAGCAGTGGTGCGAATCGGATTCGGGTCGAAGATGTTCAGACGGCCCAGCGCTCCCGGTTGGTACGGATTGCGCTGCACGCCCTGCGTCAGGGTCAGCGCGCTGAATGCGTCGCTGTTAAAGATGTCGATGATTTCGCCAGCCATGGCTTGTTCCTTTTGGAAAAAGAAAAGCCGCCTTGCTGGCGGCCTCTGGGATTGCGGAAAAGAAAAAGCCGCCCTAGGGCGGCTTGTGGATCAGGCGGTTTCCGCGTTACCGCGGCTGGATGCCAAGCGACTTCAGTTGCGCAAGAGCGGCAGTGATTGCGGCTGCGCTCATGCCCGTCGGCCAAACCAGTTCGGAGGCGTTCACCTCGCACTGACGGACGACCACCGCGCACGGCTTGTCGACGGTGGTGACATCTTTCGTTGCGAAGAGGATGCCGCTCGGGATCTGCGATCCGTCCACGTTGGCCGGGTCGAAGGGCTTGTATTTGCCCGATCCGGCCGCCACCGTGATCGAAAAGCTGTCGCCCGGGACAAAGGCAGTGCCGCCGGCAGTGATGGTGAAGGAAAGACCGCCCGCCTTGAAGGCCACACCAGTCGTGCCGTGACCGACCTCCGCACCCGTGGGGTCAGACACAATGAAGTGCGTCGCATCGTCGAATTCGACGGCGTAAACGCCGACCTTGGCGGCATAGCCGGCCGCGGTTAGCGACCCCAAAGTACCGTTGCCCGTGTTCGTGCCGCCGGCGGCCGACGTAACGGTCGGATTGCCCGGAGTAGCAGCGGCAGTCACCGTGAAGGTGTCTCCGGCCACGAATGCCGTACCGCCAGCCGTGATGGTGAAGCCGATTCCGAGCGCACTGAATGCGACGCCAGTGGTGCCGGTAGCCGTCTGCCCATCCGGCGCGGTAACCGTGAAGGCAGTCGCTGCGGTGAACAGGATGTTGTAGACGCCGATCATCGTCGCAGGCGCGGCCTGCGGCGTGATCGTTCCGAACGTGCCGTTGCCGGTATTGGCACCAAGCGCCGCAGCTGCCGCAGTCAAGGCCGATGTGACCGTGCCAAGCACCGTGCCAGCGAGCACCTTGACGCCGCCGGTCAGCGTGCCTTGGTCGATGGATTGATGGCCGTTGGCCAGGGAGACGATAAAGCCACCGTTGTGGAACGTCTCCTGGAACGGCGTATAAGTGGGATTGCCCATGGTTCTGATCCTTTAAGGCGGAAGCGGTTAGCGGCGGCCAGCGGGGTTCACGGCCTGGAGGTTCTTGTCCCAGCGCGCAGCAAGGGCCTGTTGAGGCGACTGCTTCGCGGCAGTGGTGCCGATGCTGGGATTGCGAGCAGCGCGGTCCGAGTGTCCTGCGGGTGCAGGGGTTCCCTCCAACGTGGCGATCGCTTCGGCGCGTGTCATGCGCGTTTTGAAGGCCAGG